ACAGAGAATCCCATTTCTGCAGCTTCCCAGTCACTTCTAAAATCTTTCTTACATAATTCGATGTTTACTTGCAATTCTTTTGGTTGCAAGATTGCTTCTGTTAATGTTACAGAGCCAGTTGCTGCGAAATCACAAGTTGCGTCTTGGATGATGTTCGTTGTTGCCATCTTCTTCATGACCTGCTTAAATTTAACATTTGGAACAATCGTGATTGCTCTTTCTGCTAAAGTTTTACCTGAAAGTAGAGCCGCGCTAATATATTTACCAGCGAATTCTCCTGAGTAGGTAGAGGTGATTGAAGTAGACGTTGCAAAGTTTTGTTTTTGCTTCATTTTCTTTTTTTTTAATTTATGAATTTATTTGGAAAAGTTTTGTAAAACTCTATCCATTGTTGTTTGTTGTTTTGCTGGTTTGAATTGGTAAGATAAGTTTACTGCTTCTTCTTCAACAGGTGCACCATCTAATACAGGTACATCTACTTCTTCATCCTCATCATCTTCATCTACTGTTACTTCGGCCATCTTAATATCTTTAGCTTTAAACTCATTGATTAAAGCTTCCATTTCCATTACCTTAGCTTCTAAGTCTTTAATCTTTTTGTCTTTCTCATCCATTGGTTCTTCTGGCATTACTTCCATTTCAACTTCATCCTCAATTTGTTCTTGAGATTCCTCAGGTGCTTCAGGTGCTGATTCTTCTACATTTTCTCTTTCAGTAATTTTGCCATCAGCAACAAGTACTCTAATGATTACTTCTTTACCTTCTGAATCTTTCAATGCGATTTCATGTTCACCGGTTGGTGCAGGAGATTTACTTCCATCTTCTGATACTACATCAATTGTTTCTCCAACATCAAATGTATTAGATTCCAAAATAGTACCATCCTTTAATTGTCCATAAGCTAATGCAACTTCTTCTTTCACAGAAAGTAAAGTCATAATCTTATTTAACATAGTTTGTGCGCTCATATTAATTTATTTTTTATTTAACAAAGTTTATTGTGTTCGTTTAATTTGATGTAGGATAAGGAGATTGTGTTTTACCAATACCCTGTGCCCATAATCTACCATCACAGCATTGTCTAGAGTATTTCTTTTTATCTTTACATAGACAACCCCTTCTACTTCCTTTACCAGGAACAGCTAGACCTTGTGTTGGGCCTAAGTAGATACCTTCCATTTGTGCTCTATTTGCCATATGACTATATAACAAAGTAAAAAGAATTTTTCCAATATTATTTTATACCACTCATTATTTGTTTATGTAGCATATCTTGTACTAATGCAGTATCTGCTTTATACGCAAGATATAATAGACACTTCTCTAATGGTAGTTCAACAATAGTATCAAACTTTAAGATGTCTCCGTTTGCGAGTTCAACAATCGAAGAATAGCCTCTCCACTTTTTCCCGTGATTGATTTGAATAGATGTAGGATTTCCTGCTCCGCCATCAAAGATTTCTGGGTATATTGTTGTAAGTCTTTTGATGTATTGATAAAAAAAAACAGGCAACCGAAATTTACCCTCATATTAGTTTTAAGAAATACACTATCATCTTCTTTGCCTGTATATGTTTGTATCTCATAATAGTTTTTATCTTTCTTTACAATGGGTCTATAAAGGATTGACATTATCTTTGTCCAATTCTTATCTATTGAAATTGTATCATGCTTACTAATATCTAAGTATGCACCATAACTAATCTCAGCAAGGTTAGGTTCAAATCCATATTCCACATTATCAATTGTAATAAATCTTTCTAATTCAAAATCTGCTTTACCTATAAATCCAATTAAGTCTTGTTGAATTATTTTTAGTTTGTCCATAGGTATTTGTGTAATCATAGAAGGTTTGATACCACATAAGATATCTAACGCAATAATAAAAGACTTATCATCTTCCTCTGCTTCAACATCTTCTTTATACATCTCTATTGTCTTTCTATACTTAAGATATGTTTCTAAAGTAATCTCATCCCAGCTTTGTGGTATTGTAACTTTAACTAATTGTTCACTCATATTATATGTTTATTGTTGTTGGTAAATTATTTTGACAATGTATTAATGCAAACTCTAATTGCTTAACTCTTGATTCTGCTACATCTCTTTGTGTTTGTAATATCATTGCCCATTGTTTAAAGTATTCTACATTGTTTTCTAATCCATCAATGTATTCTTGTAGTTCTTGTCTTTCTATATTATCTAACTGAGATTGCATACTTGCCGGCATTAATTTGTTTCTGTGTCAGTTTCATCATCACAGCATAACGCAATGCGTCTATGAGATGATTGAACGCATCTATTGGTTTATCTATTGTATTTCCTTCTTTATCAGTTTGCCACTCATAAGAATACAATTCATTTATTAAGTTTGTCGAATCCTTAGTTGCAATCAAATCCCAATTCATCATTTGCTTTATACCAAACGAAATACTATCAGGCCCTTTCTTTACTGCTTTAATATTAAATCCCATTCTATACAACTCCTCGTTTAATCTGGGTTCCGCACTATCTGCAAATATCTCAATCTTACCGATACCCATTCTATTTAGTTTATCTGCTATATCATTTGTAGTTAATCCTTTCTCATACAACATTTCTTTGATGTATAACTTATCACCTCTCCTATATAATTTTATAACTGCTGTCTCATCATTTACAAATCCATAGTCAATTGAGTAGCATAGCAATTCGTTTTCATCTATGTCATCTGCTTCGCATGTATCGAATTGGAATATCTGTTTATCGTTGCCGGCAAACTCTCCTAGTCCATATATCCTATAATACTTTTCACTACGATTTTGTAGTGCTTCTATTGCTTTAACCTGGTCTTTAGAAAGGTATGGATTGTTCTTATATGTAGTATGAAATAAAGTCACATCATCTTCCGTTCTATTTTTGTATAACCAATGTGTAGGGCCAAAGCTAGGATTGTAAGAATAGATAATCTTTTCAGTTGTTCTAATACCTAATTGGAATGCATCATCCTCTGATAATTCCTGTGCTTCATCTACCCATAGTATTTGTCTACGACTTCCTCGCACTTTATCTGATATGTCAACTGAAAAGAATTCAATTGTGCTACCATTGTCAAACTCATATATTCTATCGGTTGCATTCCATCTTATATCTTGCCATATGTTTAATCCTTGCATTATCTCTATAAAGTCTTTCATTGCAGATTTCTTTAAAGAGGGCAATGTCTTTCTAATAATGGATATATCTTTTCTTTCGTTTAATGCAATCACTATCAGATATTGTACAAGTGCGTATGACTTACCACTACGGGTTGCACCGCAATGATGTTGTATCCTTGTATTGCACTCCCATGCATTCTCTAAAGTAATCGTTGAATTAATTTCCAAGTTCATCTTTACTACCTGTTCTATTTATGTTGATACTGATTTGTTGTATCTTAGCATTGACTTCCATACTACCTTGTATATCAATACTTCTTAACTTGGGTAATGAATACTCCATGAGTTTCATAGCAAGTTCCATTGCCTTCTCTGGATTAGTCTTTTTTATTTCAGCTAAGTCAGTTTGTATTGTATCTAATGTATTGTTAACTGCACGTGCGATATTCAACCTCATCATTTCAGTTGTGCGATTTAACGCTCCCGTGGGTCTCCCTGCTTTATTTATTCTTGTATCCCCTTTGACAAATGGCATTGTATAATATTGTTGTTTAGTATATTTATAACAATCTTAATTTATGTTTGTAGTATACCATTCTTTTAATGCTTCTATATTATCTGAACATAGCATTGGTGCGATATCATTTATAATTGTATCATCCATATTCCACCATTGTAGTTTTAATAAAAAATCTATATCATCATCACTAAACCTTTTTCTTTTACTATTGCCCGGATTACCAACAAATATACTATATGGAGCAACATCTTTTGCTACAACAGTATTAGCACCAATCACTGCTCCATCTCCTATCTTTATACCACTCATAAGGATTGCATCCATTCCTATCCACACATCATTACCAATTATAATATCTCCCTTAGTTGATGGATGTCCTTCTCCTTTAAAATGATTGAATGTATTATTATGAATGTGTCCGAATGGATATGTAGTAATCCAATCTATTCTATGATTAGAACCTAAATATGCTTTAACTCCATCTGCTATTGAACAAAAGTTTCCTATTTCTATTTCTGCACCATGTAATTTGATTTCAATCTTATCATGTCCGTATGTCCACTTTCCTACTTTCATATTATTTAATTAATTCATAACCGTACATCTTAACTTTGTTTCCCTCACTATCTAAGATTAATAGGATTCCACCATACTCATCTCCATTGTGTATAATCTGCTTATCTTTAATCCAGTTCCAATCGAATCTAAAGTAAACATATTGGTAGTCTATATTGTGATGGTTAGTCTTCATAGTAGCCCCTGGTGTCCGGGAATTCTGTTCTAATCATATTTCTACTCTTTCCATTTGGGTTATTTTCTTTCTTTGCTTCTGGTGACCTTCGGTCTAAAATCCAGGTCATTATGCCATTCTCTTCTATCTCTTTTAATTTTTTATCATAGTGTGCAGTCATAATACTTCTATCACCTGTCTTTTCAAATTCAATCCAAGCTTTCCTTAATTCTTTTCTTATACCACAAAATCTTGCAAACGCTTCATTAGTATAATTGTCAAATGGGTATTGTTCTTTCTTTGGAGTTTTTGCTCTCTTCTTTGCTTCAATTATCTTTTGTGCAGCATTAACACACTTTGTACATTTCCATATAGGTTTAAGTGTAAAGAATGATGCATTACATTCTTTGCATGTTCTTTGTTCTCCTACTTTACGATTGAATGGTTTCTTAAACATTACTGATTATTTAATAGTTTATGCCATTCCTTTGTATCGTTATCTCTTACTTCTCTTACATCCATTCTGTCAGATGATGTAGACATTTTAGTTTTTATATTCATTCCTATTAATTGAAATATGTTTTGGTTAGTTCCATGTATCCAATTATCTCCATACCATATCTTTAATCTTTCTGGTATTGGTTTCCATATATTCTTATTAAATGCAAATAGACAACCCCATCCTCCTGCATTGGTTTTATTATCATACATTTCAATTGCAACTTCTATTTTATCTTCGGTATAGTTTTGAGAATGTGAACCTATAAACCCAGCATCTAATAAGTTTAATGCTTGAGACATATAGTAAAAGTATTCATTTGGGTTAAACAAAATGTCGTCATTACAAATAGTTACATAGTCATACTTTGCAATACTAACTCCTTTGTTCCATGCTGCATTAACATATGTGTTAGTCTCTTCTTTTATATGTACTAACTTATCCATTACTATATCTTTTGTTGGTGCATTATCAATTAAAATAATTTCACCTACCATTTCACAATTAGATAACTCTTCTAATAAAGGTGTAGTATATTCCGATGCCCATATCGTTGGGATTATTACAGAGAATTTTTCCATTGGTCTATTGATTTAATGTTTAATAATTCATGTTTAAGTAATTCATAGTTTTCCCAAGTTAAATCAATTGGATTTTCAAAACCTATATTGTCAGCATTAAGTCTAATACATCCAATTCCCCAGTCTGTATCTATTGTTGATACATCTAATCCATCTTTTGCTTTGATGTCAACAATGGACTTCCAAACGTCTCCTGTCCACTCTTTACCATTGTCTTCAATACTTGTTTGATATTCTGCAGTTGGTAAACAATCATGCACTAATATAGTTCCATTATCTGAAAGGTGTTTAAGTGAATTAAGAATATCTGCAAGTGATTGTTCTCTTGTATGTAATCCATCAATAAAGATTATATCATACTTAACATTATCCTCTAATGATTTGAAAAACATATCTGATGTTAATT